TCGAGCTGATGAAGTCGTCGACGTCGCCGGAGGAGTGGAACGCCAACGTCGCGACGGTGCGGCTGATGTTCAACGGGCAGCTGCCGCCGTTCTGGCATGCGGCGATTCACGGGTCGGGCCTCGCACATCGCAAGGAGCGCGAATGGGCGGAAGGCCTCGACGAGCTCCTGGGCGTGCCGGCTGGCGATCGAGCAGGGAACGGCGCGCTACGCGGGTTTCACATCGTCGCCCCGATGCCGGTGCCGGCGCCGGGGCTGTCCCCGCAGGACAAGCAGCTGCAGCTGGCGAACCACGCGCTGCTCATGTGCCGCACGTCGATGCGTCATCTGGGCGTGCCGGCGGTGGTGTGGCTGACCGCGGTGGGGATGGAGTGCGCCACGATGGCGCCCATGGGCGCGCCGGCGGAGCCGCGGGCCGAGTTCGAGCGGCGCCTCGAGGACCTGCTGGCGAGCATCCGCGGCGACGCCTGGACGAACCGGACGCAGCGCCGCGCGGCCAAGGGGTTACCCGACGATTCGGCCGAGTGACCACGGACGAGCCGGTTCAGGCCGATACTTGTGGCCTGAGCCGTGCTATCCACCGATCCCCCACCCGGTGAGCGACTTGCGGCGACCTATTGGGGCGGAGTCTTCCAGGACTTTCACGCTCTGTGGGCACGCCGCGTAGGCGGACCGGGCTACTCGCGCGACGAGAAGCAGGCCTGGGCCGAGCTCCTGGCGGTGCTGCAGTTCGAGGCCGGGCTCGCCGGCTACTTCGCCCAGAGCGGGCGGCGGCCGCCGCTCTAAAGTAGAGCGAAGTAGACCCCGACAGCCCGGTCACCCACGTGACTCGGCTATTCCCTCCGTCCACGGCACCGGCCGCCCGTGGCTGAACGTCCGCCCGGCCGCCCGGTCAGTAGTGACCCCCCACACCCTGGCGCGCCAGCGGGGCGCGCAGCGCGTCGCGGCGGCAAGTCGCGCGAGTCGGACGTCCCGAAGGTCACCTGTCCGTCCTGCGGGTCGAGCGCCTCGGACGTGCACAAGTCGAAGCCCGCGATCGCGCAGGGCGACGGGTTTCGGCGCCGGCGCCGGTGCCGCGAGTGCACGTTCCTGTGGTGGACGATCGAGCTCACCGACCTGGCCGCGCTCGAGCGCGAGCACCCCGAGCTGCTGCCCCGACGCCCGACGGGCGACACATAGCCGATCTTAGGAATCTGCATTTCCGAAATGCAGTTTCCGAAAGGCCGCGCGCCGGCGCGTGCTACCGTGGCGGCGCTCCATGGCCATCAGGCTCTACGTCACCGTCCAGGCGGACGCAGCGACAGCGTCCTGCCTCGAGGAGCTCCGCGCCGCGATCGCCAGACTGGAGCGCAACCAGGAGGCCATGATGACGACACTGCAGCAGCTCCTCGACCTGATCAAACTGGTCGACGATCGAACAAGTGAGTTCGGCGCGCGCACCGGCGCGATCGCGACCACGGTCGGGGCGATTTCCGAGACGATGGCGAAGTTGGTGCTCGCCGTGAGCGAGGTGGGCAGCGACCTACAGCGTCTGCGCGATTCCCTCGGCGGGGAAGGTGGGCTCAAACCAGGCGAGGCCGACCAGGTGCGCAGCCAGCTCGAGGCGCTCGTGGTGAAGGTGGAGCCGGTCGGGCAGGCCTTGGACCAGGCGTCGACGGCGCTGGCATCACAGCACGTGGCGCTCGAGAGCCAGGCCGCGCTGCTCGAGCAGTTTGGGAAGGACGAGACGCTGCTTCCGCCGGCCGAACCGGTCGACCCGCTCCCGCCGCCCGAACCGCTCCCGGCGCTCACGGACCCGCCGCCGGCGGAGTCGTCCGGCACCTAACGCGGGTAGAGATCGCCGGCCTGGGTGCGCCTCCCCCGGTGTCCCAGGCCGGCGGCCGTCGCGCGTCTACATAAAACACCCCCGCCCCGTCGTATCGGCCGGCCTTTGTTCGGCCGATTCCCTTGGTGTGAACTGGTGGCCTCGAAACTGGCTCGAGACGCAGGCCGCGATCGAGACGGTCGGCGGCGCGTGTCTAGTCGTCGCGGCGCTGCTCGTCGTGGTGATCTCGATGGTGCTCGAGGAACGTGAGAACCGGCGACGCCGGCGGAGGAAACGCGACTATGACAATCGAGAATCGTGACGCCGACGGCCAGGCAGCAGATCTACGTGGGGAGCTCGTTCACCTGGTGGGGTTGGAACGGCAGCGTAAGCTCGCGATCTCCGAGACGGGCGAGCGCATGCTGCGCTGGTTCACGTTCGAGCATCTGCCGATCGATCTGCAGGTCGTCAGCGCGCAGTACTGCCACACGGCGGTGTGGACGGTGCGCAACCTGCGCGCGGGTCCCGAGCGGACGGTGGCGCTGCGCAAGCTGCTCGAGGCGAAGGACGCGGCGGTGCGGCAAGCGAAGGACGAGAGCTGATGGAACCAGGAGGCGCAATGGATACGCGAACGGGGAAGATCTACGACACTGAGGCGGAGGCGCTCGAGGACGGCGTCCCGCGCGATCGCCTGGTCACCGGCACACGCGAAGCGCTCGAGGAGCTGCGGCCGCGGATTCGGTTCTCGAAGGGATCGTTCAAGCCGGCGAAGGCCGATGTTCCGCGCGATCGGTGAGTGTCTCGGGCTCGCTGCGCTGATAAGCGTCGGCATGCTGGCAACCGGTGGCGCGCTCCTGGGCGTGCTGTTCCTGCTCGTCGACCGGTGGTGAGCGCATAAATCATTTATGGAGGAGATCCGATCATGGTGATGCTGTCTCGCCGGTCGTTTCTCATGCTCGGCGCGTCCATCCCGATCGCCGCGGCGACGGCGGCGCTCGTGGCCACGCCGGCGGCCGCCGAGAGTGCGGTCGTCATCGGCTTCGACTACGGCGCGAACGATTGGACGGTCGTGTCGTGGATGTACCGCGGGCTGCACGGCCGCATCGGCGTGCGCCCGTTGCCTCGCTACGTGCGCGGGTTCGTACACGGCCGCGAATGCGGGCTCGAAGTCTCCCACGACAACCAGCGTTGGCGGACGCTCGTCTCGCATCGCTACCACGGCGACGGCTGCGAGCTGTGCGTCGGTTCCGCGTTGTGGGCCCCTGAGTGGTCACCCCTCGAGCCTGGCAGTGTGCATCGAGTGCTCGAGGCCGACGACCTGGTCGTTGAGCACGGCGCCGGTGCGCGCGGAAAGCTCGTGCACCGAGCTCCGGAGCGCCGCACGCAGCGCGAGCGGCATCACATGCGGTTTGCGCACCACGAGAAGGCCTGGTGACCTGCGAGCATCGGCGCCGGATCGTGTGGGTGCTGCCCCGCTACTCGATCGCCGACGTGCTCAGCGGTCGCGTGCTGGTCAGCACGACGTCGCTGGCCTGGTGGTACTGCGTGAAGTGCCGCGACTGCGGCGAGATGCTCTGAGACGTTTCGTGCAGCGTCAGTAGTAGCCTGCAGGCCCGCGCCCCTCGAGCCGACGATCGGATCGTTGGCGGGCACAGGCAACGCAAAGACCGGCGGACGCACCGCCGGGACTCCCAATCGATCAACGAAGAAGTTGAAGACGTTCCTCGACGGCGTCTTCGACGAGGTCATGGACCCCGCCAAGCATCCCGAGTTCCGCCAGGAGCTCGTGAAGCGTCTCGCCGCGTGGAGCCTTGATCAGAAAACCTTCGTCTACCTCGTCTCACAATGGGCCGGCGCCCCGCGCCAGGCCGTGGACGTCACGGCGAGCGGGAAGCTCACGCTCGAGCAGATCGTGTCCGGCAAAGTGCCGAGCGACGAGCCTGCCGACGCGACGCCGGCGGACGACGGCGAGGCGAGCGAGTGAGCGCGCGTGAGCTCCGCCAGGTCCTCGGCGTCGCGATCGCGTTCCTGGCCATGGTGGCGACGGGGTTCTGTCGCGCCTGGTTCGTCGACGTCGACGCGATGACACTCGGCCACCTGGCGGCGGAGAAGATCGCGCGCTACCGTGAGCCGCCGCACGGCGCGTGCCGGTTCATGGTCGAGGAGCTGCACGCGACGCCCGACCCGTGGCAGGAGCAGGCGCTCATTACCTGGGTGGATCCGACGCCAGGCCCGGCGCAGATGATCTCGCTGCAGGCGGCCGCCGGCGTCGGCAAGTCGGCGCTCGAGGCCGTGTGCGGCTGGCACTTTCTCGCCTGCTACGCCGACGTCGGCGAACACCCGAAGGGGTTTGTCACCGGCATCACGCGCGAGAACCTCCGCGACAACCTGTGGGCCGAGTTCGCGAAGTGGCAGTCGCGATCGGAGTACTTGTCGTTCGCGTTCACGCATACGGCGGAGCGCATCTTCGCCAACGATCACCCGCGCACCTGGTTCCTCGCGCCGCGCAACTGGCCCAAGACGGGCAACGCGGATCAGCAGGGCGCGACACTTTCCGGCCTGCACGGACGGTTCGTCTGTGCGCTCATCGACGAGAGCGGCGCGATTCCGTCGACGGTGATGCGCGCGGCGAAGCAAGCACTCGCGGATGGTCCCGTCTTCGGGAAGATCCTTCAGGCCGGAAACCCCATCAGTCTCGACGGCATGCTCTACGCGGCCGCGACGACGGAGCGCGCCGATTGGACGATCGTGATCGTCAATAACGATCCCGACGACGCGAAGTGCAGTCCTCGCGGGAACAAGACGTGGGCGCGGCGCCAGATCGAGCTGTATGGGCGCGAGAACCCCTGGGTGAAGGCGTACATCCTCGGTCAGTTCCCGCCGGCGTCGATCAACGCGCTACTTGGGATCGAGGACGTGCAGGCCGCGCTCGATCGCGAGCTCGCGCCCGAGTCGTTCAACTGGCAGGAGAAGCGCCTCGGCGTCGACGTCGCGCGGTTTGGCGACGATCGGACGGTCATCTTCCCGCGCCAGGGCATGCGCGCGTTCCGCCCCGTGGTGATGCGCAACGCGAGCACCACCGACATCGCCGCTCGGGTCTATACGGCGAAACAAAAGTGGGGCTCGCACCGCGAGTTCATCGACGACACCGGACATTGGGGCCACGGCGTCCTCGACAACCTGCGCGCCGCGCGCCTGTCACCGGAGGCCGTGGTCTTCCATGCGCCGGCGCTCAACCCGCGCTACAAAAACCGCCGCGCGGAGATGCACATCGAGATGGCCTCGGCCATCAAAAAAGGCCTGCAGCTCCCGCGCTCGCACCCCGACCTGGTCCCGGAGCTCCTCGCCACGACCTACACGTTCGTGAACGGCGTGTTCGTGCTCGAGGAGAAAGAGTTCGTCAAGGAGCGGATCGGGCGCTCGCCGGACCTGGCCGACGGACTAGCGCTCACGTTCGCAATGCCCGATATGCCGAACCAGGTGCTCGAGCAGCTGCACGGAACCCAACGCGGCCAGGTCGACACCGGCTACGACCCGTTCAACCAGCACAGGTGAGCCGTGAATGTGACGTGTCCGCAGTGTCAGTCGGTGATCCCCGTCGTGCTTCCGCCGGCGGCCGGCACGCCCGCGCCGTCGAACGTCATCGAGACGACGGAGCAGCTCCACCAGGAGATCAGCGACTTCAACAATCGCGTGCGGATCGTGCGTCTGGTCCCGCCGTCGGAGGCCTCGCGGATGACGAAGCGGCCGCTCACGACGATCGCCGGCGAGCTGCGCCAGGCCAACGAGGAGCTCGCGCGCGCCGAGGAGCTCTCGGCGGCGGCAGACAAAGCGCAACGCGCGGCCGCCCATGCGCGCGTCGACGCGCTGCGCCGCGTGACGCGGCTCCGGTTCGAGCTCCAGAACACCGCGGAGGGCCGGTCGATGCCGGCGCAGCTGTGATCTGGAAAGCGACCGAGGGACACACCGCGCACTCGCGCCAGGAGAAGGCGTCGTGCTTCGCGCGTGACGCCGGCACCACGCGCTGGTCGCCGGACTATTGGGTGCTGCCGCATCCGCGGCTCTCGAGCGTCACCGGGCCCTGGTTGCGCAAGAAACGCCGTCCACGGGGAAAGGCCGCGCGCCGCGAGGAGCGGCTGCAGCGTCGTCTCCTTCGCGACGGCCACTCGCAGCAGCTGCTCGCGCGTTTGCGTAACGCGGTGCGGCGCAAGCTCGTGACGGTGGTTGAACGGCGTCAGGGATCGGGCGCGTGAGAGTGCACTTCAGCCGGATGGATGCGCCGGTCTGTCGGCCGTTCTTCGATCTTGGGTGGCGTATGACCACCAAGGCCGCGCGCGTGACGTGCCGGGCGTGTAGGCGCGCCGGCCGTTTCCGCCGGCGTGCGCGTCGGGTGAAGGGCAACTGGTAGGAGGCGGCCGTGGCAATCGATCCGCAGAACACGTACGCACGATATCCGGCACTCAGGGAGGCGCTTCCCCCGCTCGTGACGAAGCAGCGTAAGCACGCGAAGAAGATCGCGAGCGTTGCGCTCGACGTCGAGGCGGAGAAGAAAACGCGCGGCCAGATCCTGCAGCTGCTCGAGCTCGCCGGGCTCACGGTGCGTGAGGGGGTCACGTGCAACGGTTACGACGTCGAAATCTGCGGCCGAAAAGGGAACACGAGTTACGACGTCGTGCTCCTGGGGCAGCTCGTCGCGCAGAAGCTCGTCGAGCTCGGTATGCCCTATCACGATCGCGGCACTCGCCCGACGCCCGAGGAGCTCGCCGCGCTCGAGAAGAGTGGCGGCGCGTCTGCCGTTGCCGCCCGCCTGGCCACCTACGAGATGGGCGCTGAAACGTGGGTGGTCGACGCGATCGCGGCGGTGAAGACAACGGCCGATCCGAGCAAGTGGTCAGAGGTGACCCCTATGAAGGGCGCGACGGTGCGACAGTGACCGAGCAGGAGCGCGAGCTCGCGCTGTTCGCGTTACGCACGGCGCTCGAGTTCTTCACGGTCTTCTGCCTGTTTCAATCGTTCGAGTGTTGGAACCGCTGGAGGAAAAGCTGGTGAGGCACTGTCGCTGCACGCCGAATATCCGCACACCGTGGTGCGGCAAGGGTGACTGCAAGCCGCCGCAGCAGCAGAAGCCAGAGGGCGCCCGGTGAGCCGGATCCGCCTGGCGACGCACGACGAGAGCGACGTCGCGGCTGCGGTGCGCATGGGATGCACCTTTGCCGCCGAAAGTCCCTATCGAGGGTTCATCACGCCGAACCCTGACGCGCAGCGCAGTCTCGTGCACTACCTGGTCGACCACGGCGCGCTGTTCCTGGCGTCGGTGGGCGGCGCGGACGTCGGGCTGCTGGCGCTGTCGGTGGCGCCGCTGTTGTTCACGGGCGAGCTCGTCGTGAGCGATGTGGCCTGGTGGGTGGATCCCGAGTGGCGGTTTCCGCGCTCGAGCGTCGGCGGCCGGCTGCTCGTGACGGGCGAAGGGTGGGCGATGGAGGTCGCCCGCGCGAAGGGCGTGCCGCATATCTGGCTGCAGATGATGAATCCAGCCGGCGGCGATCCCAAGGTGGCGGAGATCTACAAGCGGCGCGGGTACCTGCCGCTCGAGACGATTTACACGAAGCGGCTGCCCGCAGCCGCGTGAGAGCCGAGTAGAGCTCTACAACCTCGCGGCGCCGGCGACGGTCGGTGCGCCGCAGTCAACGCGCAAGACAAGGGGCCCGCTTTCCGAGCATCGGCGGATGGCGGGCCCCTTTGCGTTGAGCCAGCCAGGTGGCCCGAGGCCCATCTGCGCACGGAGTGCGTGATGGGTGCAAGCGCTGGTCGAGTCGTGGGAGTGCCACCGCCAGGCGGCGGAGGCGAGATGACGGACGCGCAGCGGCAGCAGCTCGCGTCGCGTTTCGCGGATCGCGGTGGGTTCGGCAGCATGGTCGGTCGACTGCTGCTCCGCGGCCGCGGCCAGGCCGGCGCCGGCGCCGGCGCGCCACCGGCCACGAGCGCGAAGTCCCGCTCTGACATGTTCACGCGCGCGCGGCGCGTGCGCACCGGTGCGAAGGGCCAGACCACGACGCCCACGCTCGCGCCGACGTCGGACGGCGGGGGCTACTGATGCCCCTCTCCTACGCCCAGGTGTCGCACCCGTCGGGCCTCACGCGCCGGCAGCGCTACTACACCGAGCTCTCGATGATGAAACGGGAGCGCTCGACGTTCGATACGCACTGGACCGAGCTCGCCGAGTTCCTGATGCCACGGCGGACGCGCTTCCAGGTCACCGATCGCAACATGGGCGATCGACGGTCACGCAGCATCATCGACTCCGCCCCACGCTTCGCCGCGCGCACGTTGCAGTCCGGGATGCACGCCGGCCTGACGTCGCCGGCGCGCCCCTGGATGCGCCTGACGACACCGGACCCCGACCTGGCCGAGGTCAAGTCCGTGAAGCTGTGGCTCGACACCGTGACGCAGCGCATGCTCACGGTGTTCCTGCGATCGAACCTCTATAACGCGCTGCCCACGCTCTACGGCGACATGGGCGTGTTCGGCACCGGCGCGATCGGCATCCTGGAAGACGACGAGGACCTGATGCGGGCCTACAGCTATCCGCTCGGCTCGTTCGTCGTCGGCCTCGATCACCGCGGCGTCGCGACCAAGTTCATCTACGAGTACGAGCTCACGGTGCAGCAGCTGATTCAAACGTTCGCGCTGCGCAACGGGAACCCGCGGGATGTCGACTGGTCGCGCGTCTCTCTCCAGGTCAAGCAGTACGCCGAGAACAGCCAGTGGGAACAGCCGGTGAAGGTGTGCTGGTACGTGGCGCCGAATCAGGACTATCAGCCGAACCGCCTCGAGGCGCGCTACCGATTCCGCTGGACGTCGTGCCACTTCGAGGCCGGCTCGGAAGATCAGACGTCGTTCGGCGACGGCGCCGAGGGAACCTTGCGCGAGTCCGGCTTTCGCAACTTTCCGATCCTCGTCCCCCGATGGGATGTCACCGGCAACGACACGTACGGCACCGACTGCCCGGGTATGACCGCGCTCGGCGACGTCAAGCAGCTGCAGCTGCAGCAGCTGCAGAAGGCCAAAGCGATCGCCAAAGCGATCGACCCGCCGCTCGTGGGCCCGACGTCGCTGATGACGCAGACGGTGTCGCACGTGCCCGGCAAGATCACGTACGAGGACACGCGCGAAGGGCAGAAGGGGCTGCGGCCGGTCCACGAAGTGCGCCTCGAGGGGCTGCAGCACCTGGCGCTCGATATGGAGGAGACGCGGCAGCGGGTCCGTCGCGCGTTCTACGAGGACCTGTTCCTGATGCTCGCGCAGTCGGACTCGATCCGCGGATCGCAGCCTGTGACCGCGGAGGAGATCCGCGCGCGCCAGGAGGAGAAGCTCATCGCGCTCGGACCCGTGCTCGAGCGGACGAACGACGAGCTGCTCGACCCGCTGATCGATCGCACGTTCGCGATCATGCTGGACGCGGGGTTCATTCCGCCGCCGCCGCCAGAGCTCGAGGGCGTCGACCTGAAGGTCGAATACCTCTCGATCATGGCGCAGGCGCAGAAGCTGGTCGGCGTCGTGGGCCAGGATCGGTTCCTGCAGTCGGTCGCCGGCCTCGCCGAGGTCTTCCCCGGCATCACCAACAAGATCAACCCGAACCAGGTTGTGAACACGTACGCGGAGCAGCTCGGCGTGCGGCCTGACATCGTGCGCACCGACGACGAGGCGGACGAGATCTCGGCGCAGCAGGCGCAGCAGGCGCAACAGGCGCAGGCCGCGCAGGATCTGCAGCGCCAGGCGCAGGCCGCGTCCGCACTCGGCAAGACGCCGGTCGGCGGTGGCGGCACCGCGCTCGACGAAATGCTCGGCGCGATGGGCGCACCGTGAAGGGGTTCGATCGGTTCGTGGAAACCGCGGCGCAGACGGCGATGAACGCGCGGTTTCGGAACCCGCGCTCGCTGGTCGGGAGTATGCGGGCGCACATGACGGAGGCCGCCAGGCCGGCGCCGACGTCGTGCGCAATCACGCGCAGCCACGACGCGGAGCAGTACTGGAGGAGTCGAGGCGAACAGGCGATACGAGAAGAGATGGAACGGCGCCTGGCGACGCGGCTGCAGCACCGAGCTCGGGGCGCACGGTGATCACGCCCAACCAGGAGCCGCTCCAGACGAGCGCCGTCGATCCTGCGCAGCTCGAGGAGGGCGCCCAGGAGCTCCGCCGGCGGAAGTCGATCCGACTCGCGCAAGTGCGCGAGCAGCTCGGCACCGAGCCGGGGCGGAAGTGGATCTGGGACGAGATCGTCGCGCACGGCATTTTCGAGGACATCTCGGGCCCGATCGAAGTGGTGTATCAGGCGCTCGGCCGGCGGCGCGAAGGCCTGCGCCTCTACCTCGAAGTGAATCGGCACCCGGAGCTCGCGCTGCAGATGCAACGCGAAGCGATGGCGCGCGAGCGCGACGAACGGCGCGGACGATCGGCACGACGCAAGGCCCGCACCGCGGCTCCGTAGCGCGCGGCGGTTTGAACGTCACTCGCTGACCGGCGACGGCCGCTGTCAGCACGGCAACTCGAGGCCCGCTCTCCAATGCACGCGGAGGGCGGGCCTTTTTTCGTTTGCGGAGTTTTCATGACCCAGGCAGCGAGTCCGGCACCAGCACCAGCTCCCGGACCAGGCGGCCCCACCCCGGCACCAGCGCCCGCGCCTTCACCCGCGCCCGCGCCGGCACCGGCCCCGGCTCCGGCTCCCGCACCAGCGCCCGCACCCGCGCCCGCGCCTGCGCCAGCTCCGGCTCCGGCCCCTTCCCCGGCTCCCGCTCCAGCACCGGCCCCCGCGCCGGCGCCGGCGCCCGCGCCCGCAGCGATCGCGCTGACGCTGCCGGAAGGATCACCACTGGATCAGACCGACGTCGCCGCCGTCCTCGAGATGGCGAAGGCGAAGGGATGGGACCAGGCGACAGCGCAGTCGGTTCTCGCCGAGATGTCTCAGTCGGTCGTCGACCAGACCACTCGGTTTCGCACCACGCTCGAGAGCCATCCCGAAATCGGCGGATCGAAGCTCGAGGCCGCGCAGCTCAATGCGACGCGCGCGCTCGATCGGTTCCTGCCGGCGACGTCGCCGGAAGGGCAGGAGATCCGCGCTCTCTTCACACGCAGCGGGTACGGCAACTACGCACCTCTGGTGCTGATGCTCGCGCGCATCGGCCAGGCGATGCAGGAGGACCGGCCTCTCTCGCAGATCTCGACCAACCACGCCGTCGTGCAGGACACGGCCGACGTGTTGTTCCCGAGCTCGGCGAAGAAGCCGAGCTAAGCGCACGCCCGGCGGAGCACACGTAAATGGCAACTCTCTCTACAACGGCACTGACGCTTGCCGACATAGCGAAGCGTCGTGACCCGAACGATCAAATCGCTCGCATCATCGAGATCCTCACGCAGACGAATCAGATCCTCGACGACATGCTGTGGATGGAGGGCAACCTCCTCACCGGCCACCGGACGACGATCCGCACCGGCCTGCCCACCGTCGCGTGGCGCTTGCTGAACAGCGGCACGCAGCCGAGCAAGTCTCACAGCGCGCAGATCACCGAGCAGACGGGCCTGCTCGATGCGTGGTCGCAGGTCGACGCGCAGCTCGCCGATCTCGGCGGCAATCCTGGCGCGGTGCGCCTGTCGGAGGCGAAGGCCTTCCTCGAGGCGATGAACCAGGAGATGGCGTCGACGCTGTGGTACGGCACGGCGAGCGCGCCCGAGGAGTTCGTCGGCCTCGCGGTGCGCTACTCGGACACGACCGCCGGCAACGGCGACAACGTGCTCTCGGCCGGCGGCACCGGCTCCACCGACAACACGAGCATGTGGCTCATCGCGTGGGACGCCGAGACGGTGTGCGGGATCTACCCGAAGGGGATGCCCGCAGGCCTGCAGCACGAGGACCTGGGCGTCGAGACGGTGGAGAACGCCGGCGGCGTCACCGGCGCGCTGATGCGCGCGTATCGCGACCACTGGATGTGGAACGCGGGGATCGCGCTCAAGGATTGGCGCTACGTCGTGCGCGTTTGCAACATCGACGTCTCGAACCTCTCCTCGGCGAGTGACGCGGCCGACCTGCTCGAGCTGATGGGCGATGCGGAAGAGCGCATCCCGAACGAGCTCGGGCGCCGCGCCTGGTATTGCAATCGCACCGTCCGCCGCTTCCTGCGTCGTCAGACGCGGGATCAGGTCAGCGCCGGCGGCGGGCTGACCTTCGAGAACGTCGCCGGCAAGCGCGTGGCGATGTTCGGCACCACGCCGGTGCGGATCAGCGATGCGTTGCTCAACACGGAGGACGTCGTCGCCTGACGCCCGCGCGATCGCGCGAGCGCTCGACTTCACCTCTTTTTCTTTCTGGAGACAACGCAATGATTCTCGACGACCTTCTGCAAGTGTCTGACGCCCAGGCGGTGAGCGCCGCGGCGTACAGCACCGACACGGTGGATCTCGGAGCCACCACACCGGCTCGGCGCATCGGCGCCGGCGCCGGCCTCTCGGCCATCATCGTCGTGACGGTGGCGGCCGCCGGCGACTCGGCGTCCATGACCGATACGTTCGACTTTCTCGTCGTGCAGTCGGCGAACGCGAACCTGTCCTCGCACTCGACGATCATCCAGCGCCGGATCCCTGGCGCGCAGCTGACCGTCGGGAGCGTGTGGGAGATTCCGATTCCCGCCGATCGCCCGACCGCGCGGTATCTCGGAGTGCGCTACGAGCCGGGCACGGGTGACACCGTGACGGTCGACGCGTACTTCGTGCCGCGTGACCACGTGCAGGCCTTCATCGCGTACGCGAAGGGCTACGCCGTCTAGCGGCTTCGGCCCGGGTATGTGATTTCAACTCATATATCCGGGCCGTCGTGCAGCCATGCGGACGGTCATCATCCACGGCAAACGAGTCACCGAGCGCTCGCCGCGCGCGGGCCGGCCGGAGTGTGACCTGTGGGGCGTCACGCGCGCCAACTGCCGCTACTGGCACGGGCGGCTGCTCGATTGGACGGAATGGGTCGACGTGCATCCGCTCGTCGCGACTCCGGACTTCCCCGGGATCCCGGAGCGGCGGCCCGACGCCTGGCGCTGGTATCTGCAGCAGGACGGCACGCGGCCGATCTGGCTGATGGCACCCGAGCAGCACCCCGCGGGCTCGGACTACGAAAAGGCGGCGCGGCGCTTCGCCATGGTGCCTGGCGCGCGCGCCTTTCCGATTCGCGAGATTCAGGCGCACTACCCGATCAACGGCGAGCCGAACCGGTGGTTCGTCGAGCAAACGGGCATGATGCTCGCGGCCGCCGGGATGCGCGGCTACGAACGCATCATCTGCAACGGCATCGGGGGCAACACGCGCGCTGACTGGCAGGTCGCGCACCGATCGATCCTCTATTGGATCGCGTTCCTCCGCGGGCGCGGCGTCACGGTCGAGATCGAAGGGCCGTCCATTTATCACACGCCGTCGGCCATCTACAGCTACGGCAAGTTCAACTACCGCGAGCTGCACAAAGCGCGCGTCGAGCAGGCGCAGATTGACAGCGGCTTTCATGACGACATCGCCGCCAAGGAGGACGTGAACGCTCGCGAGATCGCGCGCGGCCGTCCCCCCAAGTTCCGCATTCCGCCGCCGGAGGAGCGATGACGAGCGCCACGATCACGGCGCCGGCCTCGCTCGAGCAGCTCGCGATCGCGCTCAAGGAGAAGCGCTGCATCGTCGTCGGCGCTGCGCCTATCCAGACGCTATTTAGCGTCTCGCCTGGCGACGTCGTCGTCGCGGTCAACGGGGGGATCTCGAGCTGCCCGCCGGGCCCGGTCGACGTCTGGGTCGTCAACAGCCGATCGGGCGCCTGGCAGTCCTGGGGCGCGGAGCGCTTACGGCTGGCGAACCTGATGCTCGCGCAGGCGCGCGGCCGTCACGTGCGGCTGATTGTGTTCCTGGCGCGTGAAGACGAGGCGCCCGCGGTCACCACCACCCATCTGCGCGCGCAGGGCACCACGTGGGACGACGCGATCGCGCTCGTCCAGACCGAGCGCCACGAGCTCGAGCAGCTCGCCGGCGCGCGCACGCCCGACATGACGGCGCACGCGCTCTCCGCCGGCATGACCGCGGCCGCGATCTGTTTCGCCGCCGGCGCCGCGCATGTGCGGCTCGTCGGGTTCTCGTGGTCCGCCGGCTACCAGTACGCGCCCGGCGATCGCGCGGTCACCACGCGCGGCCACGAAGGCGGCGACAGGCAGGCGCTGCCGCTGCTCGATGCGCGCTACGGGACGCGCTTTGAGCACTCGGAGTTCTCTCTTCCCGATCGAGATCGATCCATGTCCACCGTGCAGAAGGTTGTCGAGAAGGCCATCGATAAGGCCCTGACCAAGGCGCAATCGCCCACCCCGCAGACCAACCCGCCCAAGCCCGAGCCGGGGTTCAAGGTGCGCGTCAAACCCGGCCACACCGTCTGGTACGGGAACCAGCGCTGGCGCGAGAACGCTGTGTTCATGCTCCGCAACGGGCGCCACTTCAAAGCCAAGGCGATGGAGCGCGTCGCGGAGTCCGCGAAGGTCACGCGCGTGCGCGCCTCCGACGTCGGCCGACAGCGCGACATGGAGCTCGCGCAACAGGTCAGCGGCGGCCGTGTGCGTGTGCAGACGCTGAAGCCCAACGCGGTCGATCTGGTCGACACGCAGGGCGCCGGCGACGTCGAGCTCGCGGATCCGCGTGACGACGCGGCGATCGACTGAGGTTTCCCCCGATTCACAGAAAGCGAGACACCCGCAATGACACGTCCGAGCACTCTCCTCGTTCTCTCTCTCCTGGCGATCGCCGCGCCGGCGGCCGCGCAAACGCGCCCGGTGATCAATGCCGGGCGCAGCTACACCGTGGCTGCAGACCACGACGGCACCGACGTGGCCGGCACCGGCGCGGGATACCGCTTGTATCTCTGCCCGGGCGTGGTGACTGACTGCGCGACGCAGCTCGTGCAAGTGCCGGCGAGCGCGCGCAGCGCGAGCAACGTCGTCACGTTTCCCAATCTCGCCGGCCTGGCGCGGGGCACGTACTCGCTGTTTGCGTCCGCGTTCAACGTCGACGGGGAAGGCGCGAAAACGTCTGGCCTGGTGTTCGACGTCCGCCTGCCGGCGCCGGCGCCGCCGACCAATCTCCGGCTGATGGCGATTCAAACCACGGCGGACGGGCGACAGCAGCTGAAGCTGCTCGAGCTCGACGAGCTGCGCCAGGTTCTGCAGCTGCCGACGATCGCCGCGCTCGACGCGCCGCCGATCGAGCCGCTCGAGAGTCGGTCGATCCCTGAGCTCCTCGCAGCTCGGTAGTCAGGAGCTCCGCACGTGGCGAAAACGCAGATTCTCGAATACACGATCCACCTCCGCGACAAAGCGACCGCGGAGGCGCTCATCGCGGACCTGGCGGCGCTCGCGCCGACGTCGCGCACGGGAGGCCTCATCGTCTACCCGGGCGGCGGCAAGGTCGGGATTCTGCGTGCACCGTATGCCGCGGGACCGCCCGAGGGCGGCGCGGCGGTGGAGTTTGCCGGCGCGAGTTATCCGCCGGCGCTCCCGATCATCGAAGCCGGCGAACCGATCCCGACGGGCGGCGCCGGCTACATCACCTCGTCGTGGTTCTCCTCGTCGAACACGTTCCCGCGCGACGTCGCGACGTTCACGCGCTCGAGCGGCTGGTGGATCTTCGGATCGAACACGCGGTTCTATTGGGCGGGGCAAGTCGCCTACGCGCCGGCGGCCGCGGAACCGACCGAGGGCAGCAGCGCGGAGGAGCCGACTGAACCCTGCGACATCCCGACGCGCCACTTCATCCTGAGCGGGGCGAATCAGCACAACGCCGACGGCGTCGGCCGCACGTTGACGGGCTCGATGGGCGCGGATGCGGTCGGGCGCTCGCGCGGCTCCTCGCGCCTGGGGGGCGACTGCGGCTATCACCTGTTCTCGGATGCCGGCACGGCGCAGGAGCTCCGCATCTCACATTCGCCGACCAACCCGCGCAGCCGGTGGGAGCGCTTCTACTTCCGCACCCCGTTCGCGCCGAACGTCACCACCAATATCTGGCGCGCGCGCAATGCGAGCGTCAATGGCAGCGGCTTCGGGATCGCGCTGACGCCGACGCTGCAGATCGCGCTGCACAACTTCACCGCGGCGTCGACGTTCACGCTCGACGGTGTCTTCAGTCAGCTCGAGGTCGGGCGCTGGTACAAGTTCGACTGTCTCTTCGACGTCGACGCGACGGGCGATCTGATCACGTTCACGTGCCTCCTCAACGGCGCGGAGCTCTTCACCGCCACCAAGGCGGCGAGCGGCGTGGAAGGCGTGCGCTACGTCGCCGAGACAGGCATCGGCGAGTCGCTGGCGCTGACCACGACGGCGATGTTCCAGTTCGACAGCTACATCTCGTCCGAGGTGCCGAAGTCGCGGGATCTCTCGGTCGACACCTGGGACGTCGGCACGGCCTATACGACCGGGCAGTTCGTGCGGCACAACGGCTTCACGTATCGCGCGCTCGATGACAGCACCGGCGAAACGCCAGGCCAGGAGGATCCGGTCGGCTCGGGTCAGTTCCCGTGGTGGATGAAGCTCGCCGACTCCGTCGACTTCCAGCAGGGATCGCACGCGCAGCTGGTGCTGCCGACGGCGTTCAACGCCAGCCACGGCACGTGGACGGGGGACGTC